GCTCTTTTTGAGAACGACTTCGCTGCCGTCTTTCATTTCAGCGATGACCTTGTGGCCCTTGCCAGCTTTAACGGCGATGACCTTGTTTACGTTACTTACAAACTCGTTAATTGATTCCATGTCTACGTCCTTCTGTGTGTGTTGTTTCGACGGGAAGAATTATCTCCTAAATTGTTTTACTTGTCACCTTTTAGGGTACAAATAAGTTAAATAAATATGAGAAAATTAAGATCCCAAAACCCACATATGGATCAACTATGTACAAGTCTAAAAGCGCAGGATTCAAAGCCGCGCACAAGAATCGACCAGCAAGCAAAATGGAGCGCTCAGCCCGCATGGTTGCAGGGAATCGCGCGCCAGTCGTTAAGCCAACCTACCCGCCACGCTAGTCGTGGCTTCTGCAAAGCCAGCTAAAGGCAAGGCCCGCGTTAAGGTTACGAGCACTGGGCGGCGCGTGTCTTATGGCCAGGCCGGTAAAGCCAAAGGCGGAGGCGCGAGAGTGAAGCCGAACTCGGCAAAGGGCGATGCCTATTGCGCCCGGTCAGCTGGGCAAATGAAAAAACATCCCAAGGCTGCGGCTAATCCAAACTCGCCTTTGCGTCTCTCGCGAAAGCGCTGGAAGTGCAGCGGAACCAAATCAAGGAGTAAATAATGGGCAAAGGACTCTATGCAAATATTGCCGCCAAGCGGCGGCGGATCAAGGCGCAGAAGGCTGCGGGGAAAACGCCAGAACGGATGCGAACGCCAGGGAGTAAGGGAGCGCCGACTAACAATGCCTTTAAGAAGGCTAGAAAGACGGCGAAAAAATAATTTTTTTTGGTGCGTGGGGGGCTACCCCTACTCCCCCCCCCACCCCCTGCAGCAAGGGGGGGTCTGGCCGGTTCGCTAACCTACTCTGCTATGGCGAATCGAGGCCTATTTAACATAATGCAGGTTACACGCATTTCACGAATCGCGTAAGTCATTGATTTCGTTACTCTAACGACTAACATGGACATTACGCAAATAATTATGCGCACTTTTCGCCCCTTAACCCTAGTGCTTTCGGTGCTGTTTCCTACGCGCATGGCCGAGTGCGCCCGCCAGTGTGCGGGAGCTAGGTTCCACCCTCATCATGGTCAACAGTCACACCATTTGTGATCGCCCGTAACGCATCAAGATGCTGATCACCTAGCGTCACATTGATCAGCGGGTCACGCTTCTCACGCCAGTTGTCAGGGTTCACGTTACCGGCCAGCCACTTGCGTGTATCAATCCTGAGCTTCCTCACAGTCGCATCATGGGCATCGACAGTCGCGTCAGCGATCTCTAAACATTCTTCAGCAAGTGCGTCAGCCCATAGCCTGCGTGCTGATAGATACCTATCGTGCCTACCTTCGGTATCTTCTAGCCATTTGTAGAACGCACGCCTACCGACCTGGCATTCCTTCATCGTATTAACGACAGTCTTACCGCCAGCAATCATGTTGAAGATAGCGTCTTCGCCCTTCTCATCCAGTGCTTTCATCTGCGCTCTAATGATCGGCCTACCCGGCATCAGTCTGCTCCTAAGTCATTCAAAATATCATCTAGGTCATCGTCTAGCGTCTCGCGCATATCGAAGTATTCTTCAATTGAGCGCTTCCTACTGACCGGCTTGTCCGCTACCGGCTTGCTCTTCTCAACGGGCTTAGCAGGCTCTGGCACCTTCGCACCAGCAACGACCTCGACAGTGTTCCATCTGTGTCCGCAATCGTAACACTCACGCCTGCGTTTTACGCCATTTGCGTCCTTAGTTGAGTCCACAACATGACTACCCTTACCACACTGCCTACAATTCATTTAAACCCCTTAGAGCGCGTTATATGCGCTCTCAGCCGCTACTATCCGCTCCACCTGTGCAATCGCCTCACCACGCGTCACCATGTCGGTGGTGTACCGCAATACCCGATAACCAAGCTCAAGCGCAGCGTTGTACTTAAAACAATCAGAACGAAAGCCAGCACCAGTTGTGTGCCTGCCTCCGCTCCACGTCCCGCCCTCGACCTCAACGATCAAGTCACCGGCCAGCAAGAAGTCAAAGCGAAAGCGCCGGCCCGGTATCAGCATCAACTCACGCTCATAGCCAATGCCCCTGGCATCCAGCTGACCAGCCAATGCAATCTCGCCTTTACTGCCAGCCGCCTTGTTACCAGCTGGCTTAGCCTTCGCCTTGGCCTTCGCCTTCGCTTTAGGCTCAGTCTTGGCCTTAGCGACTGCCTTCTTTCTCTTGGCTACCATCAGCGCCCACTCTGGATAAAGCGCACAATCCGCTTATCCAATGGCCGTGGTGCGACACCTACGGCTATATGTATATATAGGACAAGTGTCGCAGGTGTCGCAGCCCCGTAAACCATTGATTTATATAGCATTTTTCAGTGCGACACCTAATAAACGTAAGTGTCGCATTCTCAAGGTGTCGCAAACCCGCAAAGCCTTGTCGCAGCGTCGTTTCAAGCTGCGACACCAAGAAAATCTGCGACACCTTGTACCTGTCGCAAGTGTCGCGGTGTCGCACTTTTTAGGGCTGTTATTCATCCACCAATCCGTCCGTGATCCACTGGCCAACAGTCACAAATTTGCGCTTATGCCGGGCACTGTCTGTCTTCTCAAGCTCTCGCAAAGCGCCTGACTTGATCCACGCCTTGATGAACACCTTCACTTGCGCCTTCGTTTCTGGCTCATCAATATCCATGTCCAGCGCAGTAGCCACAGCAATGCCCACCCAATCCGAGGACTGAGCACTGGCCCGCCACTCGCTGGCATAAATCGCCCGTTGCACGCGCTCCACGTCTTTAAGTGAAAGGTTTGTGAAAGCATCAGGCCACTGCCAAGGCTCACTGACGCCAACGCTGTCGCCATTGGCAAGCTCAACGCTCACCATCTGCCGCCAAGTATCGTCAACTGAAGGTGGTGCCAGGTTGTCTTTGCTGTCGCCCTCGCGTGAGTACCGCCAAAACTGGTCCTCTGGTATGTCAGCCTCGCGCGCTTCCTTTGCAGTCATCCGCTGCAGCCGCCTGACGTGGCGCGCAGCGTCAACCAACGCACTAGCGCCCCTTGCATCGCTGACTGATGCCTCGACCTGCGCATTGCCCTTGCGAACGTGGTGAACAAGCTCAATGCTGCAGTTGCCATCGTTTGCCACTTGCGCCCAGCGTTTCACCACAAGGTCTATGGCAGTGTTGTCGTTCTCCGACAGCTGGTGCGATGACACAAATGGGTCAACAATCAGGCAGTCAATTTTGAGGTCGATGATGTGCTGTGTGAGCGCATCCGCTGCTGGCGTGAGTATGTTGGTGCCCGCTATATTAGTGGCCATAATCAAAGGCTCATCGCGCCCGCTATTCACAAGCAGCCTATCGCCAAGCTCACCCTGGCTCACGCCAAAGTGCTGACATATTGCGGCTATGCGCCGCTGCAGTTCATCTATCGGGTCTTCTAAGTTCCACACCCACACTCGGCGCTTCTCTGTCTGTATGCCCATCAAGTCACGGCCAGTTGCCATCGCCACAGCTTCAGCCAGCGTAATCGCCGTCTTGCCAGTGCCTCCGGGCGCTACGGTCACGGATAAAAACTTTCTAATATAGTGTCGCCCGTACACCCATTGGCGAGGCGGGATCTTTGCAGGGTCTTGCAGCACAAATGGCTGCGGGCTGAGAAGGATTTTAGGCGCTTCTTCTATAGGCTCATCAACTACCGGCTGGTCGCCCGCAGAGCGCTGCTCGTTGCGCGGTATTGTGCCATCGAGCAGGCTATTTATGGTCTGGTCTACTTCCTGCCGGGGCAGCGGATCAGTACCCATAGAGTTAAACAAATGGGCCTTTTCTGCTATCAATTGGCGGTCTAAACCGCTTTTAGCTAGTCTGCCTACCAAGCTGGCTAAATCGTTGTTTCTTGACCCGATTTGGCTCCCTGCGTCAGCAACTGAGAAGCTGCCAAACGAATCGGGCGCGCTCACCGCCTGCGGCTTGGGCACGTTGAAGTTGTCAATCTTGCGCAGGTCATGGGCAGACAGCTTGGGCAGCATCCGCCAATCAACGTCTACGCCCGGATCATCTTGCCGCTCA